CGGGCCTTTGCTATCTGGTGGTAATCGATTAGCTTCATGTTTAGCTTTATGTTCGCGAATTGTTTTTAAGAATTCATCTAATACTTTTGAACCACTATCGTTACTACCGTTACCTAAAGACGAGACCACGTCCGCAGGAATAACAAATTCACCATTAGCCAACATAGCCGGTACGCTATCAGAAGTACCATCACCATCTCCCTGAACGTATCTATGTTTTAAACCGCCCTCGCTATAAAATTCTGGTACATGTTCTGCATGACCGCCTTCAGCAAAAGATTTTTGAACATGTGGGAGGTGATCAGTTAAATCTTTAAAATTTGGATGTATGGGAAGTAATGATAATGCAGAAGAACCACTATAAAGAAGAGGATCATGATGTTTTATTGGAGACTCATTCACTGAATCCCCACCTGCAGTAGCACCACCATCGGCGTAACCAACTGGCACTGATGTAGAAAATTGTGGGACAGTTGCTCCAAAAGTACCACCTAAATTAATATTGCCTGCAGATCCTTGTGTAAGGCCCGGTGTTAAGTTAACAAACATAGATGCTGGATTAACATTACCCGTACTTGTAGTACCGGATGTTCCAGTACCAGCACCAGTTGTTTTCCCAGGTAATCCAAGAAGTTTACCAATTTGACTGAGTGGATTGCCTACTGCTGAATTTAATGTTTTAGCAACAGTGTTTGCTGCTTGAGCTGCCTGAGAACTTAATCCTGTTGTGTCTGGAGTATATCCACCTCCTCCAGTTTCTGTAGGAGTGCCAGTAGATGGTGCTCCAATATCTGTAGGCCCACCAGTAGTATCAGTAGTTGTACCGCTACCATAAGGGCTGCCTGTTGTATCAGTTGGGGTTGTTGTAGTATCTGCAGTTCCTGTTTGACCTACATTGCCTTGAGATGGATCAACACCCGCACTAGGATCAATACCCAATACATCTGTTATACCAGGAACAAAATCACTTCCCGGAATAAAATCCCCACCTGGTATAAAACTGTCAGCCATTACTGCTCCAATACTATCGAATAAGTTGTTTCAAAATGATTTGCACCGAGTCTTTTTAGTATCTTACTAAAATCATTTTTTGGCTTAATACCAATCAAAACTCTTTGCGGTTTACGTTTTTTAATTACAGATAAACTCCATTTAAGGAACTTATAGCCAAATAATCCTTTACGATACTCTGGCAAAATATATAATAAATCTGATGATACTGTTAAAACTGTTTTATAGTGTAATGCTTTAAATAAAATCCAAGATTGATAACCGATTAATTTACCATCATCACGAATAGTTAGAATCTCTAACATATTTCGATCTTCCATAATTTGATATTGATCGACATTTAAGTTATGATCAATTAAATCTTGACGTTCAGAAACTTCTTTATGGTGCTCATCAAATAAAGGGTATGCGTCTTTAAAAAATGATGAAACGGTCTCTTTTTGGTATGATATCATCTAGGTATACTAATGCAAAAAAGGCTTATTATACGCCCTATTGACGCTGTCTACCATTCACAATTAAACTAAATTGGTGTGCCCAATCTTGCCAATTATCAAATAATTCTGGGTTGGGGAGTGGGTAACTGGAAAACACGGGTAGTTGAGCCATATTATTTGCCGTGTGTTTCCAATTAGCTTCATCCGTATGTGGTATGGGTTGACCACTATAAAACAAAATAATATTCCCATTAAAATCATTCCACGTTGTATATGCTGGAATATATGGAAAATACTGGTTAAATCGCGTAACTGAAGCGCTATTAGCCATTATGGCCTTTCGTCACCGAACTCAGCAGTCACTAATAATCGACCCATTTCATAATTACCATCAACTTCATTAGAGGCAAATTGAAGTCTATTTTCACGATTCTCTACACGTAAGTCAATCTTATCTGTACTTGTTGTAATGGTATAAGGGCCTGAATTAGATATAGGACCATTAGCAAAAGGCTTACCAATAATGTTCATGGTTAAATTACCACCTTGAACAAAGTCTGGCTCAATACGTCTTAAATGCATACGTCTATTAACACCTGGCGTACCTTGACCTGATGGTGATCCACCAACCCAGCTTAAATCACACGTTGTGAAACTTGCTGGAATTGCTGATTCCGTAGTGAACGATACCTTATTTAAACCAACCTCATGTTGCCAAATTGCGTATCCACCACTGATAGCATAAAATGCTGTATTAGCTGCAGGCGATCCACCAACAATAGGGCCATTTACAGTAATAAGCGTAACACCGCCGGTTGCTTCTAATGTTGTATTAAAAATATGTACGCTAGTATTAATTTGATACTTAGCAGCGGCCGTATTTGAGTTACTGAAAGTTACATAACTACCAGGTACAAATGTTGTAGTTACATCTCCCAATGTATAAAATTGAGAAGTTGTTGGAGCTGATTGGCCTGATGGGGTAGCGCTTACTGTATAGGCTCGACTATAACTTACATTGTAATTCCAATCACCCCAAATAGGTGTTGGGAAAACTTCTGTGGTGTATCCAGATGATCTTTGAGCACCCTCTGCCTGACCAGCGTCATACCAAATCTTATCTTTTGTATTGTAGATAATAGCATCGGTACACTCTGTATTTGTGCCACGTGGATAGAAGAACCAGATCTCATTGTATCTTGGTACTTTTGTAGCCCATACTTTTTGGCGTTGTGTAAAATTTAAATTATTAAACAACCAGTTTACATTCTTGTCATTTGGCAATACTTGAACGACACCATTGTATACATAGAATCGGTCAACACCCATCCAGTAATAAGCGCCATCCATTTCAACCACGGCGCTGGACGACATAATAGATATCTCACTTGACACAATATCGTACTGCCAATATGTAGGTGGGTTATTAACAAATGACACACGAATCAAACTATCAGTCGCCCAGAATAATCCTGATGGTGCTACGGTACCACCACGGATTGGCATACCTTTAACTATCTTACCAGCCGCTAAGTTGACCTGATTGGCAAGTGGGCCGTTCCAATCTGTTAAAACTTGATTATTATAGACAGAACTAACGTGGTTATTAGCAATGTATCCATTCTCGCCATATACAAATATAAATGGGTGAAGTACACAAACGCCACCGTTTACTGAAATAGGTTGAAATGTAGGGGATGTTCCGCTTGTATCAGCAAGAACAGTAAATGTCCATTGATTAGATGAATTAGGTACAGTGGATCCAACATAGACTGGTGATGGAGTACCGTTATCAATATTAGCTAAGTTAAGACCGGGGTGGGCTAATAGATTTAATGTACCACCTTGTACATTGTATTGATAATCAAATTGCCACAATAAATTTGCGCTTGGCGCAAAACTAACGTTATCTAACCACACATTTGAGACAGAATTTGCGCCTCCCGCAATAGGCGTTGTTAGTGTGACTGTAGTTGTATTAGATACGTTATTGTAAGAGCTTGTAGAAACACTATATGTAACTGGATTGGTATTTTGATTAAAAATAACTGTAGCGCCAGTATTAAATACAGAAGTTAAACTTTGAGCATTACCATTGGAAGCTGTATAAGATATGGTAAATGTATTTGAGGTATTGTTTGCAACAGCAAATTTTGAATATCCTGCCTCTAATAATGCACTAAATGGTCCCGCACCAGATCCGAAGTTTTGTCCTGTTGCAAAAACATCTAAACCATTTTGATTTCCTGCAAAAACATAGTTAACCCCATTATAGGAGTTCATCACCATGCCACGAGGCACACCATTAAATGTAGCAAAAAGCTGAGTGTAACCACCTATTTTTTTAGGGCGACCACGTTGAAATCTATTCCAAACGCCATCAGTACATTCTTTAGATTCAAATATAGTACCGTCTCGTTTAACACCTGGATCAACAACTAATGTATAGACTTGACTATACTGTTGAGGTGCCTGAGCTTGTTGTTGCTGTTGATCAGCCACTTAGAATACTCCGCCAGTAATTCCGCCTACTGCTGTTAATGATCCTGTTATTGTTGAATTACCAGTTACTGCTAAATTACCACCAATAGATGCATTAGCAGTCGTACTTAATGAATTAACAGAAAATGTTCCGGTTACAGAAATATTATTAGCTGTTATAGTTGCAGGTGTACTAATTTGTGGATTTAAAGTATTGGTATTATTAAGAAGCATGATTTGAGAACCATTGGCTGTAATACCAAGGATACTTGTACCAGCTAAATATAAACCTGTTGCAGTATCATTAATGAAAGAGAATGATGGAACAGCTGCGGATCCATTAGGTGCAAAAAGAGACGACACCGTGGATTGTGTAATAATAAAGAATACTCCACCATCAGTAACTAAAGATACAACCTGCCCTGGAGTCAATGTAATGTTTGGAGATGAACTTCCAGATATTGCAAATTTAAGATTATAAGATGTTGTCGTTGTATCATTAATTAATACATAGAACTGTGTAATGTTTGGTAATGTAATTGTTAATGTGCTTGTTCTTGTATTAGCTAAATTAACATACGTTTGAATCATTGGTGCACTAGCAACTAAACTATATGCATTACCACTAATACTATCTACGTCATAAGATGCAGCAGATAAAGTAATGTTTGTAGGAGATGTCCAACCTACAGTAAAGAAGTTATTTGAGTTAGCATCAAATATAATCATTCCAGAATCACCTGGATTGGTCACTATGTTTGATACGCCATTAATGGTAGATGGACTATTTGGTAAAATGGTAAGAGATCCTGTACCATTGTTTCTAAAATTAGCATACCATCCTGGTGTGATTGATGCGTAAGAAGGTAGTGTAAATGTACCAGCGCCTGCAGTCCAAACATAAGTTGATGCACGGCTATTATTAGTAAGTGTGGTATTAATGGATACTTGAACAATATTGTCTGATGTTGTAAGTAATCCGTTAACTGTTGTAGATAATCCAAAGCCAGCTAAACTAGAAGCACTTGCTGCAGACATACCAGCACCAAACGTGATTGTACCCCAAACACCATTTGCTGATGAATTATCTGTTAAATAGAAATATTGTGATATGCCAGCATTAACTGTTGTTGAATTACCACCACCAAAATTAGTGACGGTAAATGCTGTATTGCCGGTGTTGCGAATAAGTACATCAGTACCAACTGTACCTTGATCTGCTTCTGGAAGAGCTAATGATAATGAACTAGCATTAGCAGAACAATCCATAATACGCGCGATTGCAGTCTGACCCAATTCAGCATTGGCAATTGATGGCCAATAGAGTGGAGTGTTAACTGAAAAACTTAGCGCTTCATATGAAACGTCTGTTGGTTGAACAACGGTTCCAGTAAATGGTGAGGTATAGATAGGTGTGGTCATGTTTAAGGCTCTTGAATAGTTGTGTTTCTATCAAATCGACGAGCATTATCTTCTTTCTTGAGTGCTATTAATGAATCGTCGTAGTATTGTTTCCAGATAGGTAATTTATCAAGTGCTTTTAAATAACCTTGCGCTTGCAATAAAGTACCAAATAACATCGCTTGAGGACACTCGCGTGTAAATAGATTTTGTTGATTAGTTGAATCTAATGGTTGAACTAAACTGTAGTAAGTTATTTCAACTGGATATGATTGATCTGGGTATGGAGCAAACGCCCAGTTATTGTAGTCATAATCAGCGTAATAAATAGGTTGACCAGATGTAGACTCATTTTGATATTGTGCTACATAATCTTGTGAACGTAACAAGATAGGTTGACCGTTAACTTTCATAGATACAGTTTTACGCCATCTTGCTGGTTTATTTAAAACAACTTGATTTGCTGCTAATGATGTCTCCACAACAACAAGTTGCAAGAATGTTTTAAGTTCTGCAGCGATTGCAGATTCTGCTAATCCAATTAAATTAGGAATTTGCGCCACGAATTGTGCATCGTCACGCTCCATGTAATTAATTACATCAGCAACTAAATTGTCGTAGGTTTGTACGTATGCGCCTGTCATTATCTAGTGTAGTAACTTATGTTAGGTTGGAAATAGATTGGAGACTTATCACGATCTTCTTCTTCAGCTTGTTGACGCATATCAAGCGCAATTTTTTCTAAGTACTGAATACGTGCTAAATCAGTGCCAGGTAACTGCATTGATAATTTGTGTGATAGTGCAGATTGAATATAAGGCACCCAACGATCAGGTAAATAAAGTTGATTCGTTAAACTACCCACATCTTGAGGTTGCATTTCCAAAATCATTTGGAATGCTTGGTAGTTATTGTTAGGCACTGGCCATAGATACATTTGTGGATCAACCTGACGGTTAAACCAGAATTGTAATGATCTTTGGCTTGGGAATTGTTTATTAGGTAAATCAAAATAGTCAGTTCTATTTAAACGAGCCAATGGAATGACTTGTTGTGATTGTGCAAACTGAATAGCACGAAGTGAGAATGTAGAACTTGTATTACGATTCTTTAAACGATAGTAATAGAACTGTTGTGTTGCATTAATAGTAATGTAAGACCACTCATAATCGTTTAGTGTTACTTCTGGAAATGATTGCCAAGTTTCCCAATTAACGCCGTCATTACTTACTTGGAAATCTAAATCATAAGTTGTTGGACCATTAGGAGAATATGCATTAAATCCTGCATAGAAAACACGTGTTTGATTTGAGTATGCAGCACCAAACCAGTTTTCAGATAATGTAGATGTTGCGTGTTGGCTTAAATCTGCGTTACCATTTTGATCAAATAAACTAGGTGCTCCTGTATTATCAGAAGGGAGTGCCTGAGAGATGGTTGGATTAACAATGTAGATCCAGTTTGCCTCGAGTACATCGACGCAATTTTTTGGCATGTTTAAATATTGTTGATTGGTTTGTGCACCAAGAACAACAATCTGTTGCAACCAAATGTTAACACCACGGTTAACAGAGTTTTGTAGGATGTAAAATAACGCCTGTTTACCAGCGTTGATATATTCAGGCGTGATTTCTTCTGCTGTTTTACCAGCATCACGGTAGGCATAGCTAATAAGTTGATCGACCGTTATCTTGGTTTGATCATAGGTGCCAGAGTAAGCCAATGTTATCTCCCGCGACCAGCAGCTTTACGCATAGGCTTAGAGCTAAAGGATCGACCTTTATCAGCCTTGGCAAACTCCTTACCAACTTTTTGTGGAATCCCAACCTTTTTTGCAAAAGATGGAGAGTGTGCTACACCCTCCATGAGATTATGTTGTGCTTTTGATTTACTTGGCATTCTTAGTCTCCTGTATGTGAGAATCCACCACGTTTAGCAATTTGAGCAAGTGCCGCATTAATTTCTGCATCAGAATATGGACCTTGACCTTGAATAGGTTTAAGTGATTGACCACCACCTAATCCTGCCGCATTAGCTCTTCTAACAGCTTGTTGAGCGGCATTTGTTGATGCTTGAGCTC